TCGGCATTTGTTGGAATGAACAGAATACAATCATACATGGTGCTTTCCCTCGTTCCTTAGGCTCTTTTTTTAATAGCCGTTTGCAAAAGTGAAAGTATTCTGCAATGTTGAAATTGTAGTCGGAATTGAAGAAAGCCTTACCAGCTTTCTTGCTTTCGCCATTTTTGTTATCCCCCCCTACATACCACATAGGATTACTTGCATAAGCATTGTTGCCTAGATTGTATGGTATATCAGCAATTACCAATTGTGCCTTTGGTATTCCATATCGCTTAAAATTTTGAAAATTGTCATTAAATAACTCTACTTTCATCGTTGCCTCTTTTCAAAAGGATTAATGGTTTCACAGATTATAAATTCTCTATTATCATATCCATGTCGTATTTCCCATTCACGAAATACCTTTGTTAATTCATTTTCCAATTCCTGTATGTGTTCATTCTTTACATCAAGCAAATAATCTTCCGAATATTCCGCTATTTCATCGTCAAGATCACTATATACAATATCGTCAATAACTCGTTCAGCATTAACAGTAGGAACATAATAATAAGGATTTCCAACTCTAATCATCGGTACTTCTTTTGCTGGATACGTTTTAGCAAAATCATTTACACAATCTTCTATGCTTTTTTCAGGATACCCTACACATCCATCGATTATCCAACACCATTCATTCTCGTTTTTTACCAGCATTGTTACTCACTCCTTACAATCTTGACATTCAATAACGCAATTTGCAGGCGATACAGAAATAAATCTTCCTAATTTATCTGTGAAACAAATTACTTTATCATATCCTAATTGCACATTTTGTATAGCACGTTCAAATGCTTTTTTATCTTCAAATGTTTTCGTTTTATATGTACCTGGTCCACAATTCATAACAATTGTTAGTTCAACCATTTTTATCTCTCCTTTAGAACGGAATGTTTTCATTCGGATCAGTTGCATCGAAATTGTCAAAGTTACTAGCATCATCAAAACCGCCATCAAGCCTTTTACCAACAAAATCGGCTACCACTTCCGTAACATAGCGTTTTTGCCCATCTTGCGTATCGTAAGACCGAGTTTGAATACGGCCATTTACAAGCAATCTTTCTCCTTTCTTGCAATTTCCAACGGCTTTGCCATTCTTACCCCATGCTACGCAATTAATAAAAGCAGTCTGTTCTTTTGTTTCGTTGGTTGCACTATCAATATATGTATTAGTCGCAGCGACTGTGAAAGTTGCTACGGCTCTACCTATTTTTGTAAAACGTAATTCAGGATCACGTGCTAGATTGCCTAGAATTTGTACACTATTCATTAAATCAATTTCCTTTCAATATTAATCTTGCCTTTGTATGTTCTTATCATGTCATACATGCACTCAAACTCTTTTGCGTTTGCTTGCATTAACATTGACATTTGCTCTGTTGCTTCCTGCTCAGTTTCCACATTGAGTGGTATTTCGATTAGGATTGCCATTTTGTGTTTTTTGCTTAACATTTATCTCCTCACCAATAACTAAGCTGGTTTAGTTCAGCCTCTACATCATCAATAAACACATCGTAGCTAGGATGAATGTGGCAATCGACTGTTGCCTCATCACGCATGATTTCAAGTAGATTATCAATCTTCACTCTAGCTTGTTCTTCGCTAGATGCTAGAAATGTAAAGCTAACATCGAACGATACTTTACAACTCACTTCAAATTCCTTTGGTTTTTGTTTCATCTATCCCCCTATTGCTTGTTTTAATAATGCTTTACCTTTATCGGATATATTAGCGTTATTAAGCACTTCATTTAAATCAACAGGCTTTGTTTCTTTTGCTACTTCTACCAAGTTGCCTGTAGCAGTCATTTCGATTTGCTTTTGACCGCTCGTGATCATTGCTTGTTCTTTTTCTGCTTTTTCCCTAGCCTTGAGCAATATATGATTATCCTTGATTGAGTTCGCCATACGTTGGCGATGCATTTCTCGTTTTTCCTCTTGCTCGTATTGTTTAATAAATTGAGCCCTACAAGAGGCCTCGTTATATTCATCGCCCATTAGAGGGTTAAACGATGACCATATCGATTTTGCACACTTTAATGTCAAGCCGTCTAGGTATTCTAATCCATGTTCATATCCGTATGTACTAGCACATTTAATCACTCGTTCCCATGCACTTTGAGGAGTTGGAAGTTCCTCATGTGCATTCACATATGCACTTAATGCGGAACATTCCTCTCTCAACTCTGCAATGGTAGGCAAGAATTTACATTTGTTAATTACATTTGCTACTGCTTGCTCCAACGTAACAGGATTAACATCACCGAGCATTCTCACATATAACAGCATGCGTTCTTCTGACATATCAGTAGTGTACGCTAGCTGTAACATCGATAGTGCTTTCAGTGTCTGTTGCTGATTGTTCATTGCCATCACCACCTAATTTATTCATCAAGTTATTAACAACGTTGATTGCATTATCTTTACTGTTCTTATTTACTGGCTTTTGATTGTAGTTGTTACGTTCCCATGTTCGTATAGTAGCTTTCCAGTCTTTCATCTTTTTTCCATTAGATAGAACCCAACCTCTTGCCTCTTGAAAGTCTATAAAGTATTCCGCATCAATATTGTTATTACGTTCAATGCAGTATGCTTTTACCTCTTCAAGCGTTGGTGGGGTAAAGTGTGTACGTGTTGGCTGTGATTTATCACGGCCACTATATATACTATCCTTACCTATACTATCCTTACCTATACTATCCTTACCTATACTGTGGTAACCATTGGTTGCCAGTTGGTTGCCAGTTGGTTGCCAAGTGGTTGCCAATTCATATTCTTTTCTATCATTAATAATTAATTGCTTGCGTTCATTTTCTAATTGTGGATTAGGATTGTACCTATCTTTCCGCAAGCTATTGTGCATTCGCCAATGTTTTATAACAATCACACCACTATCAAATGGAATGGTGTATCCTTTGGCTTGTAACACTCTCATATCATCATCTTTAGCACCTATCACACGCATAATAGATTTAGGTGCATTGATAAATCCATCATCATCTGCATCTAGCAAAAGATGAAAATATAGGAGTTGGCTACTTATTGGCATTTCAAGAAATTGATCTGACTTGATAATGCTTTTAGCCATCATTCTCCGTTCAGCCATAAACTAATCCTCGTTCAATTTGCGTTCGATTTCATCAGCAAGATTAGTCTTATAAGTAGTTGCAATATTTGCCAGCAAATTCAACACGTGATTATCAGTTTCTACATCAGCCTCTAGTACGCTATCAACCATTGCATGGATTGCATTTAATTCGCTGATTATTCGACTATTAAATGTCTTATCAGCTTGGTCTTGTTGATAATACGCCATTCTATTTACAACAAATGCTCTAATCATTATTAGCTCGTTCATATTTATCTGTCCTTTCTTCGACTTCTTTTAATAGGTTTCGTCTAATTTCTTTTGCGAACACACCATGTGCTTGATAATGACAATCTGTACATAGGCAAGCTAGGTTTCTTAAATCGCTTAATCCACCTTGTGATCTAAATACTATGTGATGGCATTGAGTGGCCATACTTCCACATATCACGCATAAGCCATTATCACGTTCATAAGCTTGTTTTCGTGTTATGGAATATAATTTGTTATCCCTTTTCTTTCTGTTGTTCACTATCCCACCCCTCTATAAGAGATTGAATGTACTCACTAGGTTCTAACTGAATACCTAATTGTTCACATTCATCTGTTAAACAATCAATAAGTCTTGCCATTTCTTTTGTGTTATATACCGATGAGCCGTGGTAGCACATAACATTGTGATAACCTTGTAGGCTTTTACATTCGCCTGCATCTTCGGCTATCCATCCTATTCCATGTGCTTGCCATATCGTTACGTAGCGTTCTACCGCATCTTCTCGGACTGGAACGTATGTGAAATGTCCACAATCTTTTATTGCTTTCTTATACACATCTTCTTTTGTTGTGTAGCTATTTTTGCTTAACTCAACTGCAATCTTCTGTGCTATAAGCCAGCAATAAGAAT